ACTTCGTGAAAAACTATTGTCTAATTCTGATCCACTTGTTGACGTTCCGCCGTTTTGTGAAAACGTGTAAGGTGCTGTAGCAATATGGTGTTGCCAGTGGCAAACATCGCAAGGACTACTAGAATTTAAAGTTAAACAACTTATTCTGCCCGGAGCATTGACGTCTCCACCGTATGCTTGAGCCATCCAGCCTGATCCATCGGCACATAAATTACAAAGTGTGCCACAACCGTCACCGCGAGTGGTTGCACAGAAACATTGCGCTAAACAACAAAATATCGGACAAAGGTGTGAACAAGTTGACATGCCGCCACGTCCGCCTTCGGCACACATACAACCCCAACCTGGATTACAATTACCACAACAATCCATGTTATATATTACACAAGTTGCTGTTGAGCATCCTTTAAAATCAGCATTAGAATTTGCACATGCTTCACCTAACCAACCACAAATCATTGCGCCTTGATTTATACTAAATGTTTTTCTAGCATACGCTCCGCTGTTTCCGCCGAAACCGCCACCGCAACAACACATTTTTGGTCCCGATCCGCCAGCTCCCCAAATTTCTAATACTACTGTTCCGTTACTAGGAGCACAAAATCTAGGACCGCAACACATGTTATGACAATTATCGCCCAATGTGTATGAAAAAATCTTGCCTTTTTCAAGATTATTTTCTTCAATTTCTAAATTTTTGCTGCCTAATAATTTTTTAAGCGATGCCATGTTGTTCTCCTACCATGATATTGTATTTATTATTTGTCAAAATTATGATACACTCTAATGTTTGTTCCAAAAGGCGGATCACTGGTAAATTGTATATAATATCCTGCATCATTATATGGAGCATTGTTCCCTTCAAATGCTCCGCCCGTTGTTACTTCTGCTTGTGTTCTAATATTATAATGATCACCACTTACTTGCCAAACGTTACCTAAAATTACTACTATTCCGTCTGTGTTAGGAACAAAATTAGCAGTTCCGGTTCCGTCGTCTAATGGACCATACACATCATCGCCATTACCGACATAATTTTGTCTAGTAATAGTAGTTGGTTCTTTGTATCTAATATTTCTCCAAGCAGAATTTTGATATGCTTCTAGTTCACTTGTAGTAGAATTATAACGAATCATTCCTTCTACAGGAACATTAGAACGTTCTGTTGTAGTCCCAGTAGGTGCAACAACAGCGTTTGTACTTACTAAATCAATTCTATCAGATACAGGCTCTACATTTACACCAACTTTTCTATTTCTAAGTCCGCCAAAAAATCTAGAATCTGTAGTCTGTGATTTAACTAAACGCATATTATACTTCCAAATAACTCACTGTTGCTGATAATACATCAGGACTTTCACCTTGGATAATTAATCTGTCACCTTCTTCTAATACAACTTTTTCACTGTCAAAGGTAAATGTTTCACCAGCAGGTAATTCTACTGTATTTAAAACTAAATTTTGATTTCCTGCTGTTTGTCCGTTTGGAACAAGAAACATGTCAAAGTTAGTTACATTTGCTTCTGGAGCTAACGGATTTGGTATTGCAGTATTACATACTAGTACCGTTAAAATAGCGTAACTTTTTCCTGCAGGAACATCTACTAATGTTACTGGATCTACGCCAAATGCTGCATTTTGAATAGCCATATTGTTTCCTAAAATATCATACTTAATAATAGTGATCTGTTTTTACTTACGAGCTCGTCAGTGTTATCACTATCGTCTACGTAATATAGTCCTGTATCTCCTGGTCCAGGGGTCTCTACATATAATTTTAATCCGTTAGCGGGAGAACTCGGTGTTGACGCTGATGTTTTGATAACAAGTGTATCATCAACTATAACACTTCCTGTACCCCAGGTACGCAACTCTATATCTGCATTACTATTTAGAGTTTCAATTTTTGTACCTTCAATTTTTAAATCCGTTAATTCTAATCTGTCATTATAAAATTCAGCAACTAAATTATTATCTATGCCTACTTTTACTACACTTGCAGAACCTGTAACTTCAAAATCATCTGCTTCTACAAATGTTGGTGTAATTACACCTTCTGCAATTCGTGCTTGGAATACTCCTGCAAAATAAGATGTAACATAATCTATTACGCCTTTTGCATTAGGAATAAAATCTGGATCTTCAGCACCGTTATATGCTCCGCCTGCAAGATTAATAGTGTTTGTTGCAGGAATGTACTCAAATACATTACGTTCGTAATTACTCGCGCCATTTACACTTATTACTCCAGTGCCTGAATTAATAAGATATAAATTTCCGCCAGCAGTGTCTATAGCAGTAGTTCTTAAACCTACAGTATTTCCGTTTGCTAATTTTAAATGAAATGCACCATTTACACTAGTTTGTGATACAGGGTCTTGCCACGTTATACTTTCATCAAATAGTATTTGTGCATCTGATACACTACCTCTATCTATCTGTATTCCGCTTGTACCTAGAGTAACACCTGTACCAGTTTCGCCGTAGTTAAGAGTAATTATGTTATCATTAATGTCTGTATCTGTAGTATTTAGATATGATTGTGTACCACTTACTACAAGATTACCAGTAACATAAACAGTTCCTTGAACAAGACCTGTGTCAAGAGTAATTGTTCCGCCTTCTTGGACGGTTAATTTATAATCACCACCTGGTACGTTTACATACTTAGACATTTATAATCCTTAAACTAGGGGCCTAAGCCCCTATTACTTTAGATAGCTGTTAGGATAACAATTGATTCTGTAGAATCGTCTTCAATAGTCCATGTGTAGACATTGTTGTCGAAATCCACTGCTTTATGTCCTGTTACCTTTTTAAGGGTAATTCTATTACCAGTTCCGTCTGAGCCAAACATTACCATTTCGCCTTCTGTTAACGAAGCAGTAGCTTTATTAACTAAACGGCAATCAAGTGTAGTTGTTCCGTCAGTTACTTTAAACTTATTAGTACCTTTTTGTGCAACAATGTATCCAGTGTCTACAGCACCGTTACCTGTGTTACATTCTACACGAAAGTTATTTTCTGTTTCTGATCCTACTACACGTTGATTTGGTGTTTCTGGATCACCTAAGTATCTTTTATTTAATGGACGTCCCATTTGTTTTCTCCTTTATAGAAGTCCGATGCGGGTTCTAGCCGCTACGCTGTGGGTACAGCATAAGTCCGCCTTGCGGCACACTATCTGACAAATGTATTTATCTTTTACAAGATATAAAAAAAGGGTGACCGAAGCCACCCTTAAATTTTAATTACCTAAGTAACTATTAGCTGAACGATACGTTACCGTTAGTAATAGCAACATTTGCTAGGTAATCAGCAGCGTTACCTAAAGATGACGCTGTATTTGATAGTTCTACATAACCATAACGTGTCATGAACGAAACTGTTGGTTCGAACGTAGTTGGGTTTAGAACCACACCACTTGACATTAATGGAATGTATGGGCAGTAGAATGCTGCCGCGTCTGATTCTGAAGTACCTTTGTAACCAACAAGTACGTTAGTAGAATCAGCTGCATATGTATCAACATATACTTTCATTGCGTTGTTTAGTGTACCAACAAACTTAGTGTTAGTTGGAGCTTCGAAAGCACCTTCAGTTGTTCTTGCGAACGCTGAAGTAGTTGCTGACTGAAGGATAGTTAACGCTAATGGTGATACAACAGCGAAGTTACCAGCACCGCGACGTGTACGTTGAGCGATGATGTTAGCTGCACGGTTGATCTGAACAGCTAGAGCAGCGTGTTCGTCACCAACGAAAGTAGCTGTACCACTTACAGCCGCTTGGTTGTAAGTTTCAACTGCGTTACCAGCTAGGCTACGTAGTGAGTGTAGTACTTCCTGGTCAATTTCAGCAGTAATTTCTTGTGCTAGTGCAGCCATGATTTCAGCTTCAACATCGATGCCGTGCATTGACTGTGCGTCTTGCGCAGCTTCAAAAGTCCACTGTGCGCTTAACTTACGAGTCTTAGCTTCGACTGTTTGCTTTAAGATCTGGATGCTTAGTCTGTTACCAGCAGCACCTTCTAATGTAGCTGTAGAAGCAGCTTTACCTGCATCTGATCCAGCTTCGTCACCTGAATATCCAAGTGCAATCTTGAATGGTGATAATGCTTCCTCACCTGCTGTAGCGTCATCAGCAGTATCGCTGTAACGTACACGTAGTGTGTGAATTTGTCCTACAGGACCAGTCATTGGTTGTACGCCAACTAATTCGTTAGCAATTACTGTAGGCATAACACGTCTGATTACAGGAAGGATTACGCGGTTTAATGTTGCAACGTTACCAGCAGAAGTAGCACCTGCAGTTGCACTTTCTGACAAATACTTACGTGTATTCTCAAGTGTCGCAGCCATAACAGACTTCTTTGTGCCTTGTAGGCCTTCTAGAAGTGCGCTTTTCGTTTCCTGCCAGCGACTTTCTAATAGTTCTGACATTTTATTCTCCTTAATTAAGTCCAGCTAGTCGACGGATGCTGATTACATTCTCGTCAACTGTGTCAGTTGTTTTTGTTTCTCTATTGCCTGTTACTTCTTTGCCTTCTGTTAATTGTGCCTTCTGCTTTGCTGGAGTTTTACCATCAATTACTGCTGGTAGATACTTGTCAAACGCTGTTTTTAATTTAGGCGTTTGGACTGATTCCAGTAAATCTGTCATAATTTCACGCTGATGCTTGCTTAATGGAGCAAGTAACTCGTGCATTGTGTCTTTTCTTTGAGCATTTTCTGCAAGTTTCTTAAGCTCAGCTTCTTTGCTTTCAACAAGAGCTTGTTTTTCTTGTTCAGCTGCTTTTGCTTCAGCTAACTGCTTGTCTTTAAGTTCTACTACTTTTAATAGTTTAGCAGTTTCACTCTTTTCATTTAACAAACTGTTAGTATATTCACCTGCGAATGCTTCAAAAACTCTACGTCCAAAATCATTTTGGCGGGCAGTTTCGATATCTTCTTTAAGTTGTCCAATTTCTCTATTGAGTTGCTTGTCAACTGTTTCAGATACAAGAGCTGCACTTTGCTTAACAAAACTCTTTTTAATTTCGTTAAACTGTGATTTTGCTTCTCTAACTAAACGTACCTTTGTTTCAGCTAGATCTTTCTTATCTTCGTAGAACTCTGCAATTTCTTTAGCTAGTGCTTCTACCACAAATTCCTCTAGGTTAGCAAACTTAGTAGCCATTGCCTTTTGGTCTTCATGTAATTCGCCAACTTCTTTGCCTAATTGATTCAAGACAAATGTTTTAAGTAGGTCAGCATTTTCACGCATTGCAACAGCATATTTTGCTTTTGCTTCTGCTAATTGATTACGGTCTTCAGCAAATTCTTCAATTTCACTTTGTAGCTTTTCGCTCACTAGTGAATCAAGAGCTTCAACCATAGTCTGCTTGTCATGCTCATACTTTTTAGCAAATTCTTCACGAAGTTCAGCAGTTACCGCTTGACGATTTTCTTTAATCTTAGCGTCCCATGCTTCTTCGATACTCGCACGAACTTCTTCAGAAACAACATCGTTCTCAAAAAGTGTTTTCAGTGCATCCAACATATTATTCTCCTCGTTATTGGAGTTTGTTGATTATATTAATCAACGATTGTTCTAAGTATTTTTGTGCCTTTGGATCTTCTTTAGTTGCCTGTGCTAGTTCATAAGCCTTCATTCCACCTCTCGCATTCATGAGATGCTCATAAATTGGAGTTGGATATGCACCCGGAGCAGATGGCTGTGCCACTACATCCACGGTAATAATTTCGAATCCGGAAACGTCGCCGTCTCCGTTAACCTCACCAGATCCCCTAGATGAAACACCTAATTTAACTCCGGATTGTACCATTGTTTGCACTAGTTGTCCCATAGGGGTTGGTAAGATCTTTAACTTGCCATAGCCATTTGGGCCATCCATCCACATTTCTGTGATCATATGACTTACTCTGTCTAGGTTAATATTAAGGCCTTCTGGATGATCTACTTCGCCGAGAACACTGTAACCTCCGCTAATTTGATCGTTGAGAGTTTTGACAGCCCTGCCAATTTCGTCTACAGGATACACTCGTTGATTAGCGTTGCGAATGCCACCTTGAATGACAATACCTTTCATATAAAGGTCTTTGCCTTCGTTTTGTGACTCAACCACAATACCTGCCTGGTCGAATGTCAAATGCTCTCGTAAAAAGTTCATCCTTGGTCCTTTTTATTAGCTGCCAATAGTAGACTTAGCGTTTGCGCCGTTGTCACCACCGCTTTGCTTTTTCTCAGCGCCATGTCCTTTAGTGCTACTCATTTTCGTAGCTTTGTTTCCGCCTGGCTTGTTAGTTTGCTTACTAGCCTCTGGATGTTCTTTAGGATTAATGTCACCAAGACCTGCGTGATCACCTGCTTCATTATCTTTACCTTGGTTTAGATTAGATGCTGTGCCACCCATATCATTTTTGCCAGCTACTGGTGATTTTGCATTTGCACCATTGTCGCCGCCAATATTCTCACCGAAGCCGCCTTTTACCATTGTTGCATATTCGCGCATCATTTCAGCAGCTGACTTTTGTACTGATTCGTCAACTTCCTCTTCTGAAGCTTCTTCAACTTCTTCGTCGCTTGCTTCTTCGACTTCTTCGTCGTCTGATTCAAAAGCAAATGACTCTTCTTCAGGCTCTTCTTCGCCTTCTTCGTCTTCTTCGTCTTCGCCTTTGCCTTGTTCAGCTTCTAATTCTGCAAACGCTTGCTGTAAAGCGTTAAGTGCGTCTTCTAGGTCGTCCATAGCGTCGTCGCCTTCGCCTTCTTCTTCGTCACCCATTGGACCTAGGTCCATGTCGTCTGCGTCTCCGCCCATGTCGCCCATTGGGTCCATGTCGTCATCAGCTTCAACTTCAAATTCTTCTAGATCAAAGCCTTCGTCAACTTCTTCGTCTGATGATTCATCAACTTCTTCGTCAGTAGCTTCATCTACTTCTTCGTCTGATGATTCTTCAACTTCTTCGTCAGTTGCTTCTTCAACTTCTTCATCTTCTTCGATATCACTTTCTAGCATAGTAGCATAGATTTCGCGTGATTTTTCTACCACGATTTCGTGGAATAGTTCTTCTGCTGCTGCTTTGTCTTCGTTGACAAGTAGCTCAAGCATTTCTTCAAACTTGTTACGATCAGTCATAATATTCTCCTGTATAATATAAAATTTTTACCTATGGTAAGGCTGTCATTACTATTTAACATTTATACAGAAATGTACGTAGATATAGGCTCATTTTGAGCCATTTTTTGTAGGAACTAGGATCTTGCAGGGTTTAGCCCGAATTTTTCCATGAAATCGTCAATTTTCATGTGTGTAAGATTGCCTAGTTTTGTTAATGGTTCAGGTATAAAACATTCTTTGTTTGTTACTCGTATATATCTCTTTTGTGGATTTTTTTGTATTACAATACCAGTTTGACGTAACCAATTTCCGTAATAAGTTGCTTTATCTGTAGATTTTTTATAATTGTTTGTGTTAGCAAATATATTGTTTACTTTATCGTCTATTCCTTTGTAATCAAATCCTAGTATATAAATTTCTTCTTTTTCATGACTACTTGCTAGATGTAATGCAGTTGGTCCTGAACTCCATCCTAGACTAGGCTCAAAAAAGTTTAATCTTTTAAACTTTGTATATGCTTTGTTAAAATTTGTATAAACATGATTTTGTTGTTGATAGCCGGTTTTAGCAATTTCTAAAACCATTTTAGTATCAACAGCAACTAGATAATGCGGACGATGTGTTCTATATACAGCATTACACGCATAAACTGTTCCTAATTTTAACAAATCATTTATTTCTACAGGTGCTCTACTTGTTCCGTTTCCTAGTACAAATCCAATAGGACTTTCAAAATTGTCTAATGGTTTAATAATACGGTTTGGAGTAGACTGCGGAGGAGTTACTAATTCAGTAACTTCTACAAGTTTTTGTTGTTTGTCTTTTCGACGCTGTTCCATTAGACGAGCAGCTTCTTCTTTTGAATAGAGACTTTTATCTATTTTGGGCATGTTTACACTGTTTCAGCGTTTGCGGCAATTCCGTACATTTGCTTGATAAAAGAAAGATCCTTTGCTTTCATTTCTTTGTGTGCTTCAGCAGCTTTACGAGCTTTGTTTATTTGTCTAAGAGTAAGACGTGTTTTTCTTTTATCAGATTTATCAAGCACAGAACTATCTGAAGAAGGATCGTAAAACTTATCTTCCTCAGTTTCTAGAGTAGTTTGGTCAATGTAAAAGAATTCTCTTAAAATCATAATAGTATTTATTCCGTAGGAGGTGCTGTTGGTGCTACTTCTGCATCAGTTGCCGATGTTGGTCCTTCGCCTTCGCCGCCTGACATAGTATCTGCATCAGGAACTACTTCTTCTGCTCCGCCTATATCTGCATCAATTCCTGCGCCACTAATACCAGCAGAGCGCATTTCTCCACTTATGTCAGCATCTGGCGGAACTAAATTTTCATCGTTTTCTTCACGCCATAGACGTTCGTTTTCTGCAAGTTCTTCTTCTGATAATCCTAAGAAACGCTTCATAGCAAAGCGATTAGAAATAAATGGAATACTCGCCATTGTTTGGAATGTAGGAATTCTAGCATTATCAATTTCACTTTGTCTATATGCAGCAAAGTTCTGTGGTGGCTGGAAAGCTAGATCAAACATTGACGTATCAATGTTTACACCTTTTTCTAGTAGATAACGCTTAAACTCTTGATTAAATTCTTCTACTAAAAGAGTTTGAAGACGTTCACAATAAGTGTTAAACCGTAGTTCTTGAATATATGCTGTACCTACTCTGCCGTCGTTGTACTGAGCTGCTGAATCATCAGCTCCTGTAGGGAGATAACTGGAAGGTATTCGTAAACCGCGTACGAGCTTATTAGTAAAATATCTAAGATCATCAATCTCTCCTAGGTTAGTGCCGCCTGGTAGTGTTTCTACTTTAGAACCACGCCCTTCAGCTGTTTGTGGGAAGAAGTAATCTTCATTGATTGACAGGGGATTATACGAACTGTCTACAACATTCTGGCCTCCCCCTGTTGCCGATGGGATTCGTCTTTGATGAATTTCCGTTTTAACACGCTCCACAAACTGCATAGCAAGGTGTGAAGGCATGTTACCCACATCAATGTAGAATACTCTTCTTTCTGGAGCTCTTTGGACACGATAGATAATGATCGCATCTTCAAGCAATTCTTTTTGTTTGAATACTTTAAATACTGTTTCTAATAATGAATTACCGAACGGGAAGTTGTTATCTAATCCTTCTGACAGACTTAGATGTACCATATGCTTTGCATCTACTGCTATTTCGTTTTCTTCTCTTTGGAAACGACTACCCTGTGTGCTGTGTTGTTGTCCGCCGGTCATTCCGCGAACGCCACCTGTTAAATATCCGTCGCCGCCACCTGTAACATTACCATTTGTTTGATATGGTGTTGTAGCAACCATATCTCTAAAATTCATATTAAAGTTTTTAATAATATACTGCTCAGGTTCTTTGCCTTCGCTTTCATTTACAATAATACTAGTTACATTTGCAGGATCTACGTGATACCATTTTTTATTTTCAGGATCACGAATAAAGAATCCGTCACCGTACTTGAAAATATTACGGAATATACGAAACATTCTAGTTTCAAACTTTTGTATTTTACACCATTGCTGTAGATATTGCTGGATAATAGTTACTTCAGAATTAGTTGCTTCTTTTTTAAAGTCTATGATAAAGTTTGTTTTATTTCTTTTGTTTTGTTGTGTGCAGAATTCAGCAAGAATATCAAGAGCAGCATTTACTTCTGAATCTAAATCCATTGTATTGTATTGTCCGTAACGCTCAACACGATTAGGTGAGCCTACGTAAACATCTGGAAGATATGATGAATAATTCGTTTGTGCAGGTCCTGGCTGAACGCCTGAAGCTCTACCGCCCATTGGACTGTACGATCCTGATGTATTATTTCCTGTTGGTACAGGTGTAAAGTATTTTTTCCAGCTCATTATTTTATTGGACTGTGTTGCCCATTCCTTCTGTTGCTCTTAGTTGTCTGCGTCCAGTGTTATTCATTTGTTGCAAGGTTTGTAGAACCATCATCATAGTGTTATTTAACTCATCTAGCTTGTCTGAACGTCCACCTCCGGTTACATTTTGCAGTAAATCTGCAGCTGCAACGCCGGTACCACCTCCAAGTATACCTTCATTGTCTTCAGCTAATTCGTCATTTAATTTATTCAACGCTTCAACTAGTTCTTCTATAGCTTCAGTATAACTTATAATTGGCGTTGTGTCAAGATCATTTGTTACTCCTGACAAGGCTTCTAATCCTGTGCCTACATCTCTAATGTTGCTAACTGCTTGCATATTAGCAGATTCAAATTTATTAACACCTTCAATTAAACTGTCAAATGGAGAACCTGATCCAAAGAATTTTGCTATTTTATCAAATACATTGTTACCAATTAAGAATAAAAGTGCAGGACCTAAATCGCCTAGTGCATCTGTAATAGTCTTAATATTATCAGCACCTTGTATTTTAGACATTTGCTCCATAGCATCTGCTACTTTAAGCAAGCCGTCTCCTACACTATCTACACCGTCTCCTACTAGTTTAACTGCTGCACCTGATGCTAGCACTAATCCGCCAACAACTGCTGCTCCAGCCATAACCTGCGGAGCACCAAACCCTGCAAGAACTGTTGCAAATGCTTTAAATGCCACATAAACTGCACCACCTGTGCCTAATATACCTGCAATAGTTAACCCAGCAGTTTCTAATAGTGTCAAGTCTCCAAAAATTGCACCTACTAATCCTTCGTCTTTTTGACCTTGTTCTTTAGCAAGTTCTGTTTTTTTAGCGTTCAAATGATCAATTTGTTTTGTTAATTGTTGTATTTTTCCAGCCGCTTTTTCTGCTTCTTCTCCTGACAAGTTGCCTGCAATAATATTTTCTTGTAGAGATAATCGTTCTGTTTCTAACTTTGATACTGTAGTTTCTGTTTCTTTGATTTTTTGTGTGTTGTCTAAAGGTTTGTCAGAGCCAAAGATAAACTGTTTTATCATATCACCGAGACCACTAAATGCATCTGAAACATACATTTTAATTGTTTCAACTAAACCCAAGGCTTTAACATCTGCAACAAATCCGCTGATAAAATCTCCTACTACGCCTACTGCTTCTCGAACAGTGTCAATACCGTCTGGACCTGTAAAGAAATCAACAATGTCATTCAGCATGTATTCTAGACTTTGGAATATACCGCTTTCGATTAATGTACCTAAAATTACATTACGGGCTTGTGTTATTCTTCTTTCGAAGTCTAGCAAGCCTTGATTACCTCTTGTAGCTGCATCTAGTTGCTGTTGTTGAGCTGTAGTAAGATCTTTACCTACATTGTCTAACCCAATTAACATTGCCTCTACTTCAGCTATAGGAACACCTAGTGCAATTAATTGTGATCTAAATCTAGCCTGCTCAATTGAACTTGCTCCTATACGTCTTGCTGTCTTTCTAACTTCTTCGGCATACTGCTCTTGTGTAACCGTTCCGTCCGACAGACCTTTTGCCATGCTTCTAAGACTTGGATTAATAACAGCTAACGCCTTTGCTTGATCTGAAATAGGTACACCTGATGTTCCAATAAGTTCTGTAACAATGTTTTGCAAGTCTGGACTTGCGCCTTTTAACAAAGACAATGTTCCGTCAATCTGTGCTTTTACTGCGGGATCTAATGCTGATAACAGAGCTTTAAGTCTTCTATCGTCTGCAAATTCTTTAAGTTCTGCGGCAACTTGTTCTCTACGTT